ATAAACTGTTCAAAGGTTAAAGCTGATTCTATTGCATCTATACACTCAATAGAGCCTTTCTTATAGTGTGGGGGATGGTTTACATTATCTGTCATTTTGTTTCTCCATTAATTTTTTTTACTAAAGATTCAATCCAAGCTATTTCTTTTTCATTTTTTTGTATTTCTTCTTTGTCAGAAATTATCACACAAGGTATTCCAAGATTTCCCACGATTGTTTTACCATTCTCTTCATTTCTAGCTTCAACTGTTTTCCCATATCTATTTAAGCATCTTACTATTGCACTTTTTTCGCTTTTAGTTAGATTCATTTTGTTTCTCCAGGATTTCGTGCATTAATAACCATTCTACCTTTTGTTTGTTATCCTGTGGTTGTTCTAAAGGTTGGTACTCCTCTGCTTTTTTTATTTGTTCTTTTATGTTTTCTAGTGATTTGTGTATTGTCTCAAACTTTGAGTCTTGTGGCGTAACACCATCAATTACAAAATCTCGCAAAACTTTTGTATTAACATTTAATGCTTTTGCTAAACTAGACTTATTAAAGTAATTTTCTAAAAGATAATCCATATCTTTACGCATTTTTATTATTTCAACCTCTTTAATCATTTTGTTTCTGCAATATTCTAATAGCGTCTTCATACCAACGTATTTTTTGTTTATTAGATTGTATTGCACCACGGTTTTTGTAGGCGTTTATACAACGGTTATAATATTTAATCTTTTCTTGTTTGCTCATTTTTTTTTGTTTTTTTATCTGTAGTTTTTTCATTACTTTTAAATATTCTATCCCAGCCTTTACTCCATTTATCATGATTGCCAGGTCTGGGTTTGCTACCCTTACTCAAACTCGTACCCCAACATAACCTCAACTATGCTTGGAGTATTGTAAATAGTAGGTCTTTCCCCATCCCTAACTGATTTATAATCTCCAAGCGTTTCTTCTAGTTGATCCCATCCCCTGTCCATATCTTCATCATTCATTTTGAATATCTTAGTTGCAAATGGAGCTTTGGTTTCTTGTGCAACAAATAAAAAGTCTTCTACTTTGAAGCCAGCTTTTTGATAACCTCTTCTATAAAAAGCGGCCTGTAAGTCATACTGATAACGTCTGATAGAGCGAGTAAATCCAGATACGGAGCAATCACTTGTAGTCTTATAATCAATAACTACAATAGATTCATCTGAATACGGTTGTACTACTGGGTGTCTGATAACATCAGATCTTAGCTTGAGGAGTACGTCTTGCTCCCACCAGTACAAGGAGTTTTCGTATGGTCTGGTAAAAACTCCAGGATACTCGCCCTGATCAACGTCAAGGAACTTTCTTGCTTCTTCAATCAGATTATCTTTCATGCGAAATAAAGTGTCCCTTTTTTCTTGTGTGATCACTAACATACCTCTATCTTCGTAATCACGTTTTAGTTGTTTATTTGCATTTGTGTAAGGAGATCCAGATATGACTGCAACCTCGTTATTAAATGCGTTCTCGCCCTCTACAATTAGAGAGTGGGCAGCAGAACCGAACTGCATAGCAGGTGTCGGCTCTACTACCTCTTGCATAGCATGAAGCTGCGATTGTCTAAATCTCCTTAAGGTAGATGAAGACACGCCTGGTGATTGGTGATAATATGCATTATCCATACCTGGAAAATATATAGTATCGCCAATAGCTACGTGCTGATGACTTTTAAGTGAATCTGGTAGTGGTGGATTATCTATCATTATCAACTCCTGGTTCTAAGTAAATGGTTATTTTATCTGATTCATAAAAATTAAAATGACTCTCTAGCACTTTTGGATTTTTATAATCTCTAATTGAAAAGCCGTATTCGTCTTTCATAGGCTTACCGTTTTTATGTTTCTTTATTGGGTATTCTGTCTCCGTTGCAGAAATACAAGGAACTTCACTTAATGATTCATATAGATCAACATCTATACCATATTCTTTTTTGATGTATGTTTGAATTGCGTCCATAACCTCATATTGATATAAAGTTATGTTCACGATCCACTCCCATTTGTAATAAGATTTACTTTTTGTTCAATCTTTTCAACTTCATCAAGTAAGTTTACTATTGATACCTTTAGTTCATGCACCAGGTAGTTAATAGCGTCTTGCTTTTGTTGTTGTTGAATATTGTTAATTTGTGTGTCTATAAGCACACTAGCCATACTGTTTGTATCTATTGACATATTACCTCCGTCAAAAATATTGTTTAAGTATAAACAAAGTATAGACATATTACAATACATTATGTAAAATTAATTTATTACGTTTATTTAAGGAGTTAATATGAGTAAATCAGGCGAATTGTATATGATGTCAAGGCTATCTTATGATCAAGCTGTAGATGATTACAACACAAAAAAAATTAATTCATTGTTAGAAGGATACAAAAAATACTACAAAGAAAATGTAGGTATGGATTGTTTAGATCCGCAAGGAGATCTTATTAATTTTTATGATGAAGATAATAGCCAGGAGAGTTTAATATGAAGTGTTGGGTTTGCCAAACAAAGCTCATCTGGGGTGGAGATCATTCTGGAGAAGATTACGGTAATGAGGAATACTATATAGTTAGCAATTTATCTTGCCCAGAGTGTAAAGCTTTAGTGCTTGTTTATCATGAAAAAATTGAAACAGAGGAAAAAAATGATTGAAGCCTTACAATTCTTTTTTTGGTTTTTTGTTGCAAGTTTTGCAATTCCTGGATTATTTATACTGCTTTTTGATAGAATTTAGTTTTACAGTAAGACAAAACCCAAACATAACTTACTGTAAGGGCGATAAGAATATCCTCTAATTGTTAAGTTTTTATCGCCCACCTTTAAACCCGACCAAAACCAGGACTTTACAAATTGTAAAAAGTATGTTATAATAGGATTCTAGCCTAGAGCTAGTTTGTTCTTAAAAATAAAAATAAGAGGAGAAACTGACATGAAGATTTTAATCGCATGTGAGTTCTCAGGGATTGTAAGAAATGCTTTCTTAGACAAAGGGCATGATGCCTGGTCTTGTGATTTGCTACCAAGTGATGATAGATCCAACCGTCATATACAAGACGATATTAGAAAAGTGATGTATATGGATGATTGGGATTTTATGATGGTTGCACATCCACCTTGCACTCGCTTATGTCTTTCTGGTAATAGGTGGTATACAAAACCACCAAAAGGAAAAACACTTGAGCAGTTAGAAAGGGAAAAGATTGAATCATGTAAATTTGTTGCAGAACTCTGGGATGCAAACATTCCAAAGATCGCAATAGAAAATCCTTTGATGAGAGGAGATTGCAAAGAGCTGATTAATAAGTTTTCTGTAAATGATTTCAATAAGCAAAACCAAATAATTCAACCTTATGAATTTGCGGAAAGCCTGGAATCAAAAGATAACATAACTAAAAGAACAGCTCTTTGGTTAAAAAATCTTCCTAATCTTGTCCCAACAAGTAATTTTACAAAAGATACGGCTTGTAAAACTGCTATACATCATGTGCCACCAGGCCCAGATCGTTGGAAAATAAGAAGCACTTTCTTCCCAGGTATTGCCAAAGCTATGGCAGAACAGTGGGGATAACAAAACTTGAGAACAAAGAAAGGGAGTGTAAAAGCTCCCTTTTTTATTATTGTCTATTATTGTCAAGACTATAATGACGCTAAAAAACATGATAGGAATGGGCTTTTGACGAATATTTGATTTTTGGCATTTTTGTCATAGGCAATAAAGAAAAGTATATATATTTATAAGATAATACTTGACAAAGTATAGATCTCTAAACTATCCTCTCAATACATATTAGGGTAATGTGGGGTAGGCTAGTATTAAAATAAGCATGACACCCTAATTTGCTTAATATGGGATTTAAGAAACACAAACTAGAATACGAAGCAATCATATCCGATCAAGAAGACGTCCCCGTTGAATTTGCCAACCTAGATAATAAACTTACCAGAAGACAAAGAAACTTTGTTTGGATAGCTGTAAACAATCCAAGACTATCCCTTATAGAGTGTGCAAGTAAAGCTGGTTACAAAGATCCAAGACAAGCTGCTGTAAATGTATTTAAAAATGAACTCGTTAGAAAAGAGTTTAATTTTTTATCTAATGAAGTCAAAAAGAAGTATGAGCTCAACTTTGATAGGGCAGTCCAGGATCTTTATGATATAAGAGATAAAGCTCTTGCGGCAGGCTCTTTTAATGCTGCAATATCTGCTCAGAACTCTTTGTTGAGGGTTGGTGGCTTAATTGTAGATAGAAAAGAGGTTATGTTTGGAAAGATAGACCAAATGAGTAGAAAAGAGGTTGAGGGTAGGTTAGAGCAGTTATTGGGTGGTGCTATGGCCAAACAGCTTATAAAACAAAAAGAATTAGAGCAAAAGGAACAATCAGAGGGTAATGTTTATGATGATCATTCAGCGAGCAGACTTGTCAAAAAACCAACCCCAGATCAAGAAACAAAAGAGCAAAAACCAACCTAAATAACTTAAAAACATAAGGCACCTAAATCAAATCTAACGGAGAGGAGTTAATGTAAAGATAATTATGAAAAAAGTGCCTTACATACATATTAGTTAGTTTACGGTAATTGTGCAACATATTTAGATAGGCCTCTCCACCTGTTTTTATTATTATTATACCAAAAGGCTTGATCATAATCTTTAGATCCTGGTTTATAGACTAAGAAACCAAACTTAGAGTGTGGATCTAGGTTTGGATCAAAATAAGCTGATACTTCTTCCCAGGATACAAGTTTGATACGGTATTGTGGTTTATTCATATGACAATTTCATTAAATGCACATCATCATAGCCTTGCTCAATCCATTCTTCATAATGTTCTTTGGCTCTTTGGTATGTAGTATAGTAATCATCACAACCACCAACCCAAACAACATATCTCCAACCTTGTTTATGCTCTTGAGGAGCAAGATATTTTTTTAATTTATTCATCTTACCTCCTCTTGTATGTATTTTTGTATATGTAAACATTTCCAATTATTTTTTATTTCGTTAGCATATTCCAGTCGTAAGTTTCCACCCTCATAGTTATCCCACTTTCCTTGCTCTATATCTATTAAGTGTTTATTGATACAGCTTTGAGAACAAAAAATAAAATAAGGTCTTACATCTGGCTCATAAAAAACTTTTACCTCTTCTTCATTACACATTTCACAGCAATATTTACTCATCTTTTATCTCCTCGCCTTGCATAAAGGCTTTATAAATATTACTTTCTTGATCTAAATAAATTGTTTTTTCTGTATCATTATTCCCACAAAAAGGACATACAGGTATAAATTTATTCTTCTCGCCATAGTGTTTATGACATTTAAGACATTCAACTACTTGTAGATACATCTTTCATCTCCTCTCTTTCATCTGCACAAATACCCTCATCTGCATCACAGTCTAAACATAAATCTTTTTGTGCATCTACATTTCTGCTCCCACAACTTATGCAACATAAGGGAACACCTAACATAGGACAATAACTATATTCTTCCTGTTTATATAATTCTTGTTCTATAAATTCAGCAATTCTATTTCTTAAATTTATAATTTCTGCAAATTCCTCATGTTCACAATCAATACTACTTACTCCGTATTTTTCAAGTAAATTGTAAAAATCATCTTGGAACTTAATAAAATTATCGTCTGACATTTCTTTAGCAGTCATCTTTTATCTCCTTTTTTATTTGCTATCTCCCAATCAATTCCTTTTTTTATTTCTCTATATACATCTAAAGTTACATGGTAGCCATTTACTTCCGTATCTTCTGATTCTGCAACATTAATATAAGGATTATCTTTAGATAAATTTTCTATAAACCATTCCGTTAAATATAATATTTTTGATTCACCAGGCTCGGCAGGATAATAGTCTTCTAAATTTTTAACATCTACCCACATATCACACTTCCAATCTATACAAGTTTGTTTAACTCCATTTTTAAAAGCGTAGCTAAGATACATCTGACACTTCCTCAACATTACTACATTCCCAATCTTTTGAAGCGTCATAACCAATAGAAAATTGTAATTCTTTATTAGCTAAGTCATGTGCTTCATCTTCGTTATTTGCTTCTACAATATAATCGTATTGCAAAGTTTCATACGGTATAAAAGATACCCTGTATTGTTTTGGTTTACTCATATGACACCTTCTCTATCTTATAAATTTCTTCATCTTCATAACCATATTCAAGTCCATTACCTGTATGAACTTCGTTTTCTGGCTCATAGTTCCCTTCATTAACCATTTCTCTGGCTTCTTCTTCTGTTTTTGCTTTAACTTCTATTTCAGAATAGCCTATCCATTTTGTATATACTTTATATTTCATCTGACACCTTCTCCAAAAAAAATTCCATTCTATTTAAATTAACTTTTCCCTTGTCTAATTTATTTTCCAGTTCTTCTATTGCTTCATCTTCTGTTTCAGCTTCAAGTTTTATTGCTATCTTTACAATATAGTTTTCATTCCATATATTCATCTTAAATCTCCTAATCTTTGTAGTAAAAATCTGCACATTCTAATAAACACTCAACACCATATAATTGATGTAATTCAAATTTAGATTGTTTTTTCATAATCTTGTCATTTTGATTATCTTTGATCTCGTTTTTAGCTATAGCAATCAAACACCTTACAACTTCTAGTGCTGTTTCTAGTTCTTTGCTTTCTTTTTTAAATGTTAAGTTCACTTTAATTGTCATTAGATACCTCCTCAGTATCTTCATCTGGGTTTGATATACATTCCCAGTCGCCACCGTTAGAGTCAACTTGATCAGTATTGCCACCACCTGCAAGAAATATATTAACGGCTTCTTCGTAACTGTTAGCCATAACATCTGTTTCTGCTGTAGTACAAACAAAATTACTGAATATGTATTGTTTCTTTTTTGTTGTCATAAATTACCTCGCTCTAAATAAATAAAATAAAGCCCTTAACTTCCATTCTGGTAAGTGTTGTAAGTGCTTTGGTATTGGGTTTGGATATACTGGTTTAGCCATTATTGATCTCCCTCTATTATTAATTCTTCAAACATTTTTGATTGTCCATTACTACCAAAACCAGAGAAACGGTTAATTCTTATGTGTTCATCTCTCCAGGGATAATAATTTCCATATTTAAGTTCTTCTTTAATTTCTTCTGCCTTATCATCATCTGTAAATCTATCTATTACATCATTTGTTAATCTAATTAGAACTTGAACTTCATTTGGATTAAGTTCACAATTTTTTTTTGCTTCAATTAAAGTGTCAATAAGTTTTTGTAATGTCATAAGTCTTGATCCTTCAATATATTTATTGCTATGGTTATCTGATTGCTTATATGTTCTAAATCTTTGTCAAGCTCTTTCTTGCTTTCAAAGTTATCATCTTGTAAACAAGCTACAGATATTTCTGCCTCTTGTAGTGCTTTTAATACTTCTATCATTATGATTATTTTCCTCTAAAATAAATTTCCATTCATTTGATTCAACATTGTTTAAAAATGATTCTTTAGAAAAGTAGTATTGATTATCTGCAAACCACATTTCAAACATTTTGTTTTGTATTTTTTCTACAAAATCATTTTTAGACCATTCACATAAGACCTTATATTCTTTTTTATCTAATAGATTTAAGGTAAATGCTTTTAATTGTTCGCAAAAATAATGTTCATTACCTGTATAGTCTTTTAATAACTCTTTGTAGTTTTTGTTATCAAGGTAATAATCTGGAGTTAATTGTATATAACAACCTCTACCTTGATATTCTGCATATGATAATGAGCAATTAAATTTCATGTTTAATGTATTTGCAAATAATTCTAAACTATCTAAGTTTTCATCTGCCCAAAAATTTATATTATCTCCATTATCAATCCAGAATTTTTGATATATTTTGTCGCACAGTTCATCATCTTGTTTTAAATCTTCAAGATCATAAACTGTATATTCTTTAGTTATTGTTTTCATTATTACCCCTTTTTTTGTTAAATAAATCTATCCAGTCTTTAAGTTCTTGTTCAGTTAGTTGTCTGGCATTTACATCTTTACCGTATTTAGTTTCTAACTCTTTGAGTTTATTGTTTCTTTTTCTTATACGGTTAAGATGTTTATCTATATATTCGCTTATGTGAGTTGGCTCAGACATTAGACACCTCATTAAATAGTTCTGGTTGAATTGGATTGAGTAAGCCAGACATCATTTCAACACTAGGTAAGTTTCTGATAAGTGAATAATCTCCGTCATCAATAATAATAAAACTATATTTGATACCTTGTTCTTTTAGATTATTAAGATATAAAGTTGCATCACAATCTTCCTCTAAATAATAGTTATTGTTATCTTGATAAGAGAATGTACTAATATGTTTAACGGTTAAATTAGTTCTATTAAATAAGTCTTTGGACACTTTTAACCAAGCGTGGCCACCATCTTGATGAAAATCAAAAATTAAATGTTTCATACGCATAACCTCCATATCTAATTATGCATATAACTGACAAATTGTAAAGATATATTATAATTAATGTAAATATATGTAATGATTTCCTGGAATTAATAGCATCTTCTTTATTGGTGGCTCATACACTTAAAAAAAATCATCTTTTCCTACAAATTGTCCGAATATAAGGTATAATTAGCATTACATATTAATAAAAACGAGGTAATAATAATATGAATAATACACAAGAAAAAAAATGTATTGATCTTGTAGCCGACAAGTTCGCAGAACAAGAGCAATTATACAAAGATGCTCAAAAGTTTTTTGAGGACTACGAGAACGCAACCGAGGGCGAACAAATAGCATTAAAAGTAATTGATGAACACAAAGGAAATAATTTTCACGAATATGTAGATTTTATTGATTATGTAAATCAAACAGCTTTAAGCTGGGATTATGTTGAGCCTTATACATTTGATGACCAACGCGAGGGATATTACAGACTCCAGTTGTCCTGGGGTGGTCCAAGTGATGAATTTAGAATATATACCGACTCAAGCAAAACAATACAAGAAATTGAATACTGGTATTTAGACTGGGGCGACGGAGCATCTATAAATGTCCCAAGAGATACAGTAAGTTGGGATATATGTTCTTGGTATGTAGATTTAACATAATAAAGATCATAAACAACGCTATATAGGAAGCGTAGGAGGTTGTCCTATAACTAGGGAGTGAACGCTCCCTTTTTTTATACATTTTTTTTACAAATTGTCCGATCATTCCGATACAATATACTTATATTTAATTAAAACGGAGGTAATGAAAATTGAATAAAAATAAAAAAGAATATTTCTTAACACTTCAACAAGGAACTTATGGTTTTTTTGTTTCTGAAATGTGGATAGAAACAAATGAAAATGATGAAGATTTTTATGAAGTAGAATTAAACAGAGTTAAACCATCAGAAATGCAGTATCAATTTAAAACTAAATACGAAGCAATAAAAGACTTTGAAAATTGGTGCGGAGATAATTGGGACGGAGTAGAACGCCGTTGGTAAGTTTTCTACAAATTGTCCGATATATCAGTTATAATACATATATGTTAAACAACAAATACGGAGGTTAATTAACATGACTTTAATAGTAGACTTTAGAAATTGCGAAAAAGAAACTCAAGAAGAATTGAATAAATACCAATTTGAAATAGGCTCTTATATGGCAGTAATTGGAATGAGTAAAATTACTTGCGACAACTACAAAGAGGTATACGCAAGACTGGTAATATTCAACGCTTCAATATTTGATAACAGCGAACCCTGGTTAAATCTTAATATGTGCCAGGCTTTAATAGGGGCCAAGTTCAACATTAAAGATGAAAGCAAATCCCAGTTTAGTACTAGGATGTTGAATCGTTGTATTGAAGATATTGATCAAAGAGAAACTAAATCCCAGGAGGTGGCTTAACATGAGCTCAGAAAAAACAATAAACGTTAATGTAGGTTTTATAGAAAAAGAAATGGCAGACATTACTTTTGATGAGTTCGCTAAAAGGTGGAGAGATCACGCAAAACAATTACATAAATTATGTTGGTGTGATAGCAGAGAGGCTTTTGAAGCTAATCGTGAAACATTAGAGCAAGTTGAAAGACTGGTAGATCAGATGATCGAAATAGCTTTTAACGATACATACGATAAACAACAAAAGAAAAAGGAGGCCGTATGAACGCACAAGATCGTTGGAACAAAGAGCAACAAATGGCTCTTGATTACCAAAAGATCAACAATAAAGAATTTAAACATAAAGTGTTTATAAACTTTGTTGATCTAAAAAGATCATTTATTAATGAGGCTAAAAATATGGTTGAGTGGATCAAAAAGGAAAAAAGATCATGCGAAGACTATATTTACTTTATGGATAACGGTTTTATAGATCATAAACCAGATCGATATGAATATAGATCAGCAGTATTTAATGATCTTAAAAAATTAATCGTAGATCAACAGGATCATGATCCTAATGTTTACGAGATCGTGCAGAAGTGGGATATGTGGTATCACTCGTAAGATCAATAGATCATACAAGAGGGATCATAAGATCCCTTTTTTTATGGATCATGATCTAAAACAAGAAATGACCAGAGATCCAACAGGATCTACCAGGATCCAAGTGATAGATCTATTAAGATCCTGGTGTTAGATCCGACAGATCAAGTGAGATCTAAAATGATCATTTGCTCTTATTCTAAGCTCTTACTTACATAAACCACCTAATAACATTAATTAAATAAAACTAATCAATACAGAGCATTACAGAGCTTTAATTTAAGGGATCTATAAGGATCTCTGGCCTATATTTTATGGATCTACCAGGATCTTTGAGTTAGATCATGTAGATCTAGTAAGATCCAAGTGATTGATCAGTAAGATCTAACAGGATCCTGGTGCATGATCATGTAGATCTAGGTTCCCTTAGACCCCCATTTTATACACACAAATAGATCTATCAGATCCCCCCACCCCCAAAAAAAATGCATAACTATATAACCTATATACAAGCACAAGGTTTCTCTCACACGATTTTAATTTTCACAACATTCTAGTATTTTTTATATTTAGTGATACAATCAATACAAAAGGGGTGTGGTCAATAATGTACTTCATATTACCTCCGTACAGACTGCACCCTAATTGATATTATTATGGAAGAAGATATGATCATGAATGTTCCTTCTGCTCCTGAGATGCAAGGGACTCCTATGGCCCCCGATTTATCTGGGCAAATGCAACCTGAAATGGGTGAAGTATCACAATCTGAAATGCAAGAGGCTCAGGGAGCCCTCATGCAGATTATACAAGTTATAAATATGTTGATTGAGCAAGGGCTCAACGAAGAACAAGTTAAAGCTTTCCTAGAGCAATACGGTATCTCTGAAGATGAGCTAGATCAAGCAGCTCAAGCTCTTGGTGTAGATATTGATGCAATACTTAGTGGTCAGATGCAACAACCTCAAGAGCCTATGATGATGGCTGAGGGTGGTCCAGGAGTTTTACCAGATAACGAACCTACTTTCCAAAATAGATCTCCGCAAGAACAAATATTTACTTTACAAAATGCTATAGATAATTTGTATACAGAGTATGAAATGGTATTGCGTAATAACGAAGTAGAGCGAGCCCAAAATATTGTTAAACAAATTAACGATTTAGATAATCAAATCATTCAAATAAAAGCTAATATGCCTACAAATGTTGGGGCTGGCTTAGGCCAAAAAAAAAACTAAGTAGTCCACCTGACGTAGGTTCCATTACTCCTATATCTCCCTTTGAAATAACCGAGGCTTTTGGTGGTCCACTTTATCAAATGTTAAACCCTGGTGCTCAACAGTTAGTTGATAAACTAGGATTACGTGGTCAAGGATTAAGCGGTGCTGCTGCTATGGCATTTGGTCCACAAAAAAAAGCTAGTGGCGTATCCGCAGGATTACAAAAATTATTTGAAATGTTCCCAAAACTAAAAGGCAATCCTTTAGAAGTTATTAAAGAAACTCCAAAAATTATAAAAAAACTACAAAACAAAGTTACAGATCAAAAAATTAATATATCTTCGGGAGCAACTAGAGATAAGTTGTTAAAAACTAGATCAGAAAATCAAGAATTAATAAAAGAACTAAAAAAATATGAAAATGAAGCAGACAATTATTTTAAAAATATACTAAGTCAGCCAGGTAGCATGACATTTGATCCAAAATTTGCAAATTCTGTAAAAGAATATATTAAAATTAAAGATCCCAAATTGATTAACATAGGCTTAAGTAAAAACTTTGATAATGAAAATATTGTTATAGCACTAAAAAAATCTGAAATACTAGATGATATTAAAAAGTTAAATAAAATTGAAGTTTTGCAAAAACCAAATAGTACTTTTGCAGATAAACTTCTTGCTTCGGAATTAAAAAAAGAAACTAAATTCAAAACCATAAGTGAAGCTTTAGAAGAGCTAGATAAATTTCAATAATGTATGACCAATCCTAATTTTTCGCACCTATCTGATTCAGAAATACGCGAAACTCTTATGTTACAAGAGCGTCTAGCTCTAATAGAACAACAAAAAGAGTGCCAAGGTTCTTTCTTAGAGTTTATTAATTATATGTGGCCAGAGTTCATTTGTGGCCGTCATCACAAGATATTTGCTCAAAAACTTGAGGAAGTCGCAGAAGGTAAGTGCAAACGGTTAATTATTAATATGCCCCCTAGACACACTAAGTCCGAGTTCTGTTCTACCTATTTCCCTGCTTGGATTATGGGTAAGCAACCAAATCGTAAGATTATGCAGACTACTCACACAGGCGAACTTGCGGTTCGTTTTGGCCGTAAGGTCAGAAACATGATGGATACTGATGAGTATAAAAAAATATTTAGCAAGGTAGAACTACAAGCCGATTCTAAATCTGCTGGAAGATGGGAAACTAACAAAGGTGGTGAATACTTCGCTGCTGGTGTCGGAGGTGCTATAACAGGTCGTGGTGCAGACTTACTTATAATTGACGATCCACACTCAGAACAAGATGCACTTAGTCCAACAGCTATGGAAGCTTGTTGGGAATGGTATACCTCTGGCCCTAGACAGCGTTTACAACCAGGAGGAGCGATTATATTGGTTATGACTAGGTGGAGTTCAATAGATTTAACTGAAAAGTTACTAGAGGCTCAAAAAGAGGAACTAGCTGACCAATGGGATATTGTAGAGTTTCCAGCTATCTTTGAAGAAACGGGTAATCCTTTGTGGCCTGAGTTCTGGGATATAGACGAACTTAATAAAGTAAAAGCATCTTTGCCCACTCAAAAGTGGAACGCACAATGGATGCAAACACCAACCGCAGAAGAGGGCTCTATCATTAAGCGTGAATGGTGGAATACGTGGGAGCATGATTCCTTGCCCCCTGTGAAATATATTATACAAAGTTACGATACTGCATACAGTAAGAAACAAAACTCTGACTACTCAGCCATATCTACTTGGGGTGTATTTAATCCCACAGCTGACGATCCAGATTCAATCATTTTACTTGATGCTCAAAAAGGTAGATGGGACTTTCCTGAACTAAAACGTATAGCTTATGAAGAATATAAATACTGGGATCCTGATATGACGTTAATTGAAGCAAAGGCATCTGGTACACCACTAACGCATGAACTACGAAGATTAGGCATACCTGTTGTTAATTACTCTCCTACTAGAGGCCATGATAAATCTACTCGTATGCACTCAGTCGCACCTATCTTTGAATCTAATCTTGTGTGGGCACCACAAAAAAAGTTTGCTGAGGATATGATAGAAGAATGTGCAGCATTTCCTTTTGGTAAAAATGACGATTTATGTGATACTATGACTCAAGCCCTGATGCGTTTTAGGGAAGGTGGTTTAGTTTCTTTACATGACGATTACTTGGAAGACTCTAGGCCAGTAGTTAAAAGGGCATATTACTAATGGCAATAGAAAAAGAACCAAACACTATACCAAACTCACAAA